GCAGATAGGTCGTCGGGCCGGAACATTTGAGCAGAGCCCTGTGCCGCCGTTGTTGCAGCGGCCAATGCGCCATCGTCACCAAGAGCCTGACCCACCGTCCCAAGACCTGCCGACAGAGCGTCCGTACCGGAAGTCAAGTAGCCCTTATAACCTCCGATACCACCCGCAGAAGTTAAATCGGCAGCAAGACCCGGTGTGTCTTCCGTTCCGTATATCTGACCTTGGAGGTCTGACAAACCCGCGACTTGATAGTCGGGGAGGTCTACCGGCATATCTGCAAGGTCTTTTGCAGATTCTAAGAGACCTAGCTTGATTGCCTCAATCTCAGGGGCTTCGCGTACAATCTGTTCCTGAATTGTTTTTTCAGACATGATTAAGCCCTCATTTCAAAATTACGCATCATGGCGTACATGTTCTTGGCACCGTTCTGACGGTCTCTTTCTTTGTTGCCCGTTGGGTTAGGCGAAGCCCCCCGCACGGCTTTTGCCGTCATGACAAACTCACCGTCAGATAGCATGGCCGGTATGTCATCAGAACGCTCGGTTCCTGGACCACGTACTAAAGCCTCGCGCCGTGGAAACGACATAATACCGCCCTTCGCAACCTGCGCGACGGGAACAAGTCGGGTCTGATTGGGATTGTAGTTGTAGTTAAGACCAAGCCTCTTCGCGGCCTCGTCGCTGTACAATTGAGCAACCTTGTACTTGCCAGGGTCTTGAGCATAAAGCTCCGATCCAACGGGTTGACCATAACCGGGAAGCTGGCTTTCATCTGGATCATCAGGTGGTGGTGGCGTGTCAAAAGCACCAAGGCCATAAGCCGTCAGTCCCGCAGCAGCGGCAAGGGGTCCGTACTGTTTGATCATTCCTGGGCTGGCGTCCTTGGCTATCTTTTCAGCCAGTTTCAATTGTGCTTCATTTGCCGTTTGAAAATTTAGGTTATTTGCCGTTAAAACATCTGCTACGGTTGTTTCTTTCGCGAAAGGTGTGTATTCCGCAAATTTAAAAGGTTGCTCGACAGTAGGTATGTTGATTGCGGAAGCCGCTGGAGCCGCCGGAGCCGCCGGTGTAGCTGGAAGTGGGACCTGCCCGCCGCTTGTTGCAACTCCATGAAGATCAGGACGAAGCCCTGCCTGATATTCGGCGGGTGATAAAGCAAAAGGCGCGGGTTTTGCTACTCCCTCGCTGCCCAAAATAATGTCCTTGCCCGTACTGCTGACATAGTCGGGTGCTGCACTAACCTGTCTAATGTTTGAAGAACCTAATATGTCCCCGCCAGGAACATTTTGCGAATAAGAGGTTGACGGGAGCGTGGCACCTGGAACAGTCGGGTCAAGGTAGGGTTTCGCCCCAAGAAACTCTCCAACATCTCCACTAGCCAACCTGTTAAGTTGTTCACTCGCCGTGGGATTGACATAACCCGCAGGTCCCATTCCAACGGTTTGACCAAGGCCCTCTTTAAACCCTTGGAATCCAGTCGTTGAAGATCCAGTTGGACCGTAGCCAAACGCACCTTTAAGGCCTCCTGTAAGGCCCGCAATACCACCGGATATAAGGCCAGATTTAAGAGAGTCTTTAAGACTGCTTCCACCTGCTAAACTTCCCGCAGCGCCACCAATAAAGCCTGCGCCTATTGACCCCGCGCCAAAAAGACCCGGCATCGCCGCACCAAGAAACGGAACCCCAAAAGCGGTCAGTGCAATTGGAAGGACAACAGGTGCGGCCTTCTTAACAACGTTTACAACGCCCTTAACGGCTTTCTTGACCGCCCGGAATATCTTTTTAAAGAAAAATTCCGGCATACCCGTGGACGGGTTGATGCTGTTTAATTCGCTACCTACAACGAATTCCTGCGGGTCCAAGCCCATGTCGCGCATCTGACCAAACAAAAGTTCTTTAACTTTTGGGTTGGCATCAAGGACCTCCATAGGCACCACAGTCTCGCCTTCCGCAGCGTGAACGATGTAGATGTCACCGTTACGCCCGTACTCCGCGAGTTTTTCGGCTTGGTCCTTAATCGAACCAATGCCAATCGGCGCTAATTCATAATCAGGAGATACATCCGCAAAGGATTGCAGTCCGTTGGAAAGATTCTGATGAGATTGCTGCATAGCTATGAGTACCGTAGTTCTAGGATACTCGCGAAGAGGAATATCTTCGACGCCGTATCGCAGTTTAAAATGAGTGCATCACCGGACTCTAAGTTAAAGGGACCTTCAAGTGACGTTTGTGCGAGAGTTCCGAGACTTATCTTATTTAGAGTAACAGTCGTAGACGCGGAACTGTCGGTTATCTTCGGGTATATCACTATAGTGCCAGAATGGCTGTTATACAAATTTATGTTCCGCACGATGGCCTGTGTCACAACGGTAGGATCCGTCTGTGTAGCAGGACAGGTGTACACGGTAACGTCCCCTGTAGAGCCAACTAAACTTGCCGCGTTTTTGTACGCTACGCCCATTACTCACCGAACCATAACATGCTTTGTGTTTCGTCGTCGCCGCTCACTACCGCAGGAAACTCTAGCTTTGTTAAAGCCATCTCTATGTCGCGGAGTATTCGCGTGAAGGCCTCTGTGTCATATTCTTCCGGTGGAGTGGGCATCGAATGGTCCAACAACTTTACCATCAGCGCCTCCCGTCCGGACGGATGTTCATACGTAGATCACCCAGCGTCCAGTTTATATCCAGCGAGGAACTCTCTACACGGACCACGGCTTGCCGCCCTCTGGCTCTAATAAAAGACTGTTGCGTACTGTTTGTAACATTACTTGTAGATTGCGTCTGTAAAGAATCTAAGGGAAAGTCCCGCGTTTTTACCAAGTAGTTTACAGAACCAGAACTGTCGCTGCTGGTATCATTAATGCGAAGATCCGGGATGAGCTTGTCTACAAACATAAACTGCTCACCATCACCAAGATCAAAATCAGTGGATTCAATAAAACAGGACATTGCGCTGCCGTCGTCGTTCTGACCGCTTTCGTGGTTGTATATGTACTGAGTCCCCCCAGAAGCGCCCCCGGCTCTTGGATTATCGTGCGCTCCAGAATCTACCCACGCCGTTCGTACCAACGTTCCAATGTCCCACGCGCCCTCTACGTGATTAAACTTAACGTATCGGTCTATCTCGTCTGAACTAGCGGATGCATAGAACCAAAAAATCTCATCGAAAAGCTTGTTGGAAGCGGCAAAAAACTTAAAGTCTTGAGCCAAATTTATATCAGAAAATACGTGTTCCAGAACCGTGCATGGTATGACCTGAGTACGTCCGCTATATGCATAGAAATTATTGCGCCCCATCCAGAAAGCACGGTCCCCAGAGGCAACGGCGGCATTCGGACCTATAATAGAAATGTTGTCGGCAAGAAGACTAAACGTAAACGTGTACGGAGGTCCCGTAAAACGCATCGCATGTAAAGAGGCATCCGTCCAAATCAGTACCTCCTGGCGGGTTCTGTGCGCGGTAAGTATCTCAGACCCAGAAGATATTCTTTGAGAACCTGCTGTGTTTGTTGCAGTAGGAAACCAGTCAAAAGGATTTTCCTGATCACTCCACCGGACCATCAACAGGTCCTGGTTCGTATCGCCTATCGGATTAGCCCCAAAACATACCAGATGCCTATCGGATCCTGAAAGCATCATACGCCGCACTACTGTAGGCGCACTAACGGCACCCGAAGAATCCGCCAGAGAAACGGCCCTAGCTGTTAGACCCAATGTTTTATCCCAATAATACGGCGTTCCATCGAAAGCGTTAAAGGTGAGGTCTTCGCCCCAATTGTCTTGAGACCAAAGGCGAATGTTGGAACCAGCGGAGGTAGTTATGTTTGCAGCCTCTCCCCAGCCTACAAAAGCGTTTGCTTCTTTAACCGCAACGTCATCATCATGAGCCGCTGCCGTTGTGCCACGAACTCCTCTAACCACGCCCGCGTCTATGGTGTTAGTGCTTTTGCCAGTGTATTGAATGAGTTCGTCGTCTATCAGCATAATCCCGACAAAGGTTACACTCGCACCACTACTAGCCGCTGCCGCAGTCGTCCCATCTGCGCCCCGTGTAAGATCGGAAAGAACATTAGAATTATTGTTACCGTACTCAATTTTCTCACTACCGACTAGAATAGTCCCTTTGGAAGCAAACGACGACGAATTCGATAGGGGTATTGACGTACTAACGTCCGTTATGTTGGCCGACAACGTAGTAGACACAGCCTCAAAGTCTGACGCGGATGTCAGGGCTAAAGACGTGACTGAGTTGTTAATCGCGCCATCAAGCGTTGTCTCAGAGAAAGAACTGCTATAGCCCCCCCACAAACCGGCTCCCCACCCAGTTCCTGGAACAACTACCCCGAGACCCGCGCTGATTTGATAGGCCGCAACAACAGCGGAACCTCCTCCTGCGGTGCTTCCAGAAGACGCGCTTCCCGTCGTAGTCACGGTAAAGGTGTTTGAATTAATGACCGTAATTTCAAACTCAAGGTTTATCTGAGCCGCAGTCACGCCATCCGTTGTCGTCGCTCCGGATATTGTAACGAAATCACCGGTCCGCGCTCCATGGTTAACGTCCGTAAACGTGATTACGGCACTTCCGGAAGATCCTGTTGTAATAGGGTTTGAGCCCAGAGTTTGGGTCCGTCTTAGAGGCGTTATGTCGTTAAACGTTCCGCCCTCTTCAATATAGAACTTTTCTTCGGTGCCAACGCCCATTAACTTAGAAGCATCTAAGGCAGAAAATACGTGAAGAGACCTAGTAGTTCCTTGCACAGAATTTGAGCTTATTTTACTCCAGCCCCCCATCTTCTCCGCTCGTCCCTTGCGAAAACGGATAAGATTAGAGTCAAACCATCCGTTCTCCGCCGCGTAGGAGGTGGATTCTTTATTAACTCCAGGGTTAAATGCGACTTTGGTTAACGGCATAGTTACGATCCGAGTTCAGGCCACTCATACAAAATACCAGATTTGGTGGTCTTGCCATCACTGTCCGTCGTCCATTTGAGGAACAGCGCCTCAACCGCATCGGTGTCCGCAGCGTTATCAATAGCCGTTTCCATCTCTGTTGCCTTGGTGCGAATGGCGTCTCGCCATGTTTGAATGTTAGATGGTACAGCAGTGCCTTTATCGGCCTTCCGCACTATGGCCCAATCGGTTTGAGCGAGGAGGGATGCCTGTTGACTTTTTA